TGAGGCTTTATCTTCAGGGCGGCGGATACCGCAACGGCAATAAAGACGTGCCGGCGGGCGTGGTGGGGTTTGCGCAATCGGCAGGCATGAAAGTTTCCGTTAAGCGGGAACAGGTGGCCGGCAAGAAAAGCACCACCGAGCGGCAAGCCACGCTGCGCCAGGCTAAAAAGCTGCGCGCGTTGGGTTACCAGGTGAAACGGGGCAAGCGCTGGCGTAAGCCACCGCTCAAGGAAATTGTAGGAAATATGTCATTCGCGCAGGCCGGCTTGCTGATCCGCAAGTTGAGCGGCAAGGCGGCCAAAACGGCCTGGACGGTCGATTTACCGTCCCGCCCGTTCCTGGGCATGAGTGACGCGGACTTTAACAAGGCGTTAGCGCGTCAACTCCAGGCCATTGGGTTTGGCTGGAATGTGAAAGCGCAGGATATGAAGGGGAAACTATGAGTTGGCCAATTATTCAGGTTAACCAGGTCAACCGGCACCAGGGCGAAACCAAAGAGATTGAGCGCGTATTGCTGTTTGTCGGTGCCGGCAAAATCAACATTGGCAAAACGTTGCCGGTGAATACGCAAACTGATTTGGACGTGCTGTTAGGCGCGGGGGATTCGGTACTAAAGAGCAACCTCAAAGCCGCCATGTTGAACGCGGGGCAAAACTGGTTTGCCTATGTGCATGTGCTGGCGGAAGCCGATGCCGCCAAGAACTGGCCGGCGGCGGTGTTGTCCGCGCAGCGTGTGGCCAGCTTTGAGGGCATCGTTAACCTGGTGCCGGCCACGCTCGATGTGGTGAAACAGGCGCAAAGCCTGCGGGCGGAGATTATCGCCAAGTTTGGCCGCTGGCAGTGGTTCATTCTGTCGGTGGAGGCGCTGCAAAAGGGGGAAGTGTGGGCGGAGTATGTGGGGCGCATCAATGACCTGCAAAAGGGCGTAGCGGAGCCGGCGATCCAATTGGTGCCGCGCCTGTGGGGCAATGAGCCGGGTGTGTTGGCGGGCCGCTTGTGTAACCGCGCGGTGACGATTGCCGATAGTCCGGCCCGTGTGGCCACCGGGGCATTAGTCGAAATGGGCAGTACGGCCACGCCGGTGGATGGTTCCGGTGAGGTGCTGGAGCTGGCGACGCTCCAGGCGTTGGAGGCAAACCGTTTTAGTGTGCCGATGTGGTATCCCGATTATGACGGCCTGTATTGGTCGGACGGGCGTACCCTGGATGTAGAGGGCGGCGACTTCCAGGCGGTGGAAAGCCTGCGCGTGGTGGATAAGGCGGCCCGGCGTGTGCGACTGCTGGCGATCCCTAAAATTGCCGATCGGGCATTGAACAGCACCCCGACCAGCATTGCGGCGCATCAGCAGTGGTTTGCCAAGACGCTGCGGGAAATGGCACGCAGTACGCAGATTAACGGCGTGACGTTCCCTGGTGAAGTCAAAGCGCCGCTGGATGGGGATGTGCAAATTACCTGGCGCACCTCCACCAAAGTGGAAATTTACCTGGTGATCCGTACCTATGAATGCCCGAAAGGCATCACGGTTAGCCTGATGTTGGATAACTCGCTGGAGGGCGCAGCATGACCAAAAGGATTTCTGGCCAGTCGGTTGATTTCAATATGGACGGTGATTTAGTCCATGCGGAAAAAGTGAGCCTGAGCATTACCGACAACACCGCCGCAGCACAAACCCAGGGGGTGCCCGATGGTTGGGTTGCTGGCGACGTAGCCGCCGAGGGGGAAATGGAGTTAAGCACCAAATCCCTGGCCCAGGTTACCGCCAAGGCGCGGGCCGCCGGCAGTTGGCGCGGTATCCCGCCGATTGATCTGATGTGGTACGCCAAGGCCGGCGGGGAAGAGCTGAAAGTCGAGGCATTCGGCTGCAAGTTGATTCTGAGTGACATTCTGGATGTTGATCCGAAGGGCGGCAGCATCATGACGCACAAGATTAAGTTTGTGGTGACCGACGCCGATTTTGTACGCCTGGGCGGCATTCCTTACCTGGAATCTGAATTAACGCAGAACCTGATCGGGTAAGGGTGCCAGATGCAAGAGCATGAAAAAACGTTCTGGAGCCTGTTGTTATTGGGCGCGCTGATTGCTGTTGGCAAGGTGTTAAGCAGTGATGAGCCGATCACTCCGCGCTTGTTTATAGGCCGGGTGATCCTGGGAACGGGCACGGCGATGGTGGCGGGGGCGGCACTGATTTGGGTGCCAGGCTTACCCACCATTGGTGTGGTGGGACTGGGGGCCGCCCTGGGCATTATTGGTCACCAGGTTGTTGAGCTGTGGCTTAAGCGTAAGGGCAGCAACCTGTTAGCGGGGAAGATGAAAGATGATGTTAAGTGAAAAACAGCAGTTGTTTACCGCCTTGATTGGCCAGTTGATCACCTGGGCAGGCGATCACGGTTACCGGCTGACGTTCGGCGAAGCTTACCGCACACCAGAGCAGGCCGCGCGCAACGCCAAAACCGGCGCGGGTATCGCCAACAGCCTGCACACGCAGCGCCTGGCGGTGGATTTCAATCTGTTTATTAACGGTGAGTACCAGACCAACACCGAGGCGTATTTACCGTTGGGTGAATATTGGGAAAGCCTGGGCGGTGCCTGGGGTGGACGTTTTAAGAGTCGCCCGGACGGTAACCACTTTAGCCTGGAGCATAACGGGGTGCGCTGATGGGTAAGGGGGCGTGGTTGGGGCTGCTGGCCCTGGCTGCCAGCTTTGCCGGCGGTTGGCAGGCTAGCGAGTGGCACCGGGATAGCCTGGCGCTGGCCATTGACCAGGCCGCCCAGCGGGCCGGTGAAGTCTCCCGCCAGGCGTCGGAAGCGGTGGCCAGTCATTCCGCCAGGCAGTTGGAAAACAAAATAGAGGCGTTGCGTGATGCTCAACCGAAAGAGATCCGCACCGAAGTGGTTAAGCCGGTATTTACTAACGTGTGCGTGTCTGACGAATTTATCCGGCTGTATAACGACGCCGCCGATAAAGCCGAACGTGCCATTTCAGGAAAGTTTACTCGTTAAATGCCCGGAACAATTACCCAGGGTAAACGGGGTAACCGGAAAAGACCTTAGCGAGCCGTTATTAACGTATTTAGATATTTATCCGCTGTGCGCGGCACGGCATAACCAATTAGTTGATGAAATTAACCAGCGTAAGGAATTAAAGCAATGAGCAAAGAAGAAACCAAAGTTATCTTGACTATCCAGGGCAAAGATTTGGCCTTTGAGCCAAACACTACAGCCTATAACAGCCTGATTAATGATATGGCGATGGATAATAAAGTTGCGCCGCACGTCACCTATTTGCGCCGCGTAGTGGTTGCAGAAAGTAAAGCCGCACTGGACGAACTGCTTAAACTGCCCGGCGCAGCATTGCAAATCGCAGAAGCAGTAAATGCGAAATATGCGCCGAAACTGGAAATTGAAGTAAAAAACTAACCAACCGGCTGCGGG